TTTTCTAAATACATCTTTAACCGGCTTTGGAAAAATTCATTTTTACGCTTAGTAAACGCCCGCCCGCCGGAGGCGATTTCACGTTCAATCTTCAAATGCTTTACCTTCCATTCTTCATAAGGTTCAACCGGCACACCATAAAAGATATTATAGCGGCTCTTATCTAGAGCCCTTGATTTATCCCGCTCGTATGCCTCTCTTAGCTCCTTTTCCTTCTTTGACAAATGATCAGTGACGCTCATCTGAGCTCCGCCGTTTAAACGCCTTTCAACCTCTTCCAGCATACTCAATGCGTCCTGGTTGAATGTTGCCAGCATGGTCCTCCGGAAATCATTCAGTCTTTTTGCGAGGTCGGCAGTTGTAAGTTCTTTGTAGTTTGTTGTTGACATAGTTAGTTCATTAAACTATCTTTCTTAAAATAAACGAACTCACGTTAACACCACGAAGTTGAAGTAAATGCTCACACTTAAAAATAGCATCGAAATGGAACCGAGTATAATATTTTCATCAAAATACGCAGACCAGGCAGAAAAGTTCTATGAAGTTTATGAACAGCAGGATTTTGCTGATTGCCCTAAGTCCAAAATGAAGGGTTTGAAACATCGTTCATTACGGGTATGCAGATTTTGTAAAAAGAAGTCAGGAGAAGTCAAGTTTAAAAAGGACGCCCATATATTTCCTATTGCACTTGGAAACAGATATTTGGTGTCCGATTTCGAATGTGATTCTTGTAATGAGCTGTTCGGGACTTACGAAGATGACCTTGTTAAGTTCCTGGGGATCACAAGAACTATTTCAAAAACAAAGGGTCGAGATGGGATACCCGGGTTTGAAGCCAAGGGTATAAGAGCCACTCGGGAAACCTTTTATGGCCATCCCGACGCCATCAAAATAGCAAGTACGTCTTCACCTGGGGTTTTTAGTTATGATTCAAGCACCAATACACATTTTATCACTTACGCTAAGCCACCGTATACTCCAATTAAGGTTTTCAAAAGTCTTTTGAAAATGGCCCTATGTTTGGTTCCCCAAGACGAAATGAAGGAGTATGATCCTGCGCTCAGGTTTCTCCTTTCCAATGAGCTGGATAAACATTTAGAAGGCTTACTTGCGTTTCTGTATGTTTTGCCGATATCCTACGATACTATATTCGGGATGTTATTTAAGAAGATCCACCCCGAAAAGAATGCTGCAACAAACTGGTTCGTGTTGTGCTATAGTTCCTACATGTTTCAAATCCCTTTACCGTTTAACAGGATGGATTTCCCTTTTTATTCAAAGCTGGAAGTACCGGTATTTCCTCCCATGTTTGATGGAACTGGAGCCGATCACTGGCAGCATTCAAGTTTTGCCATAGTAGACTTAACGTCAATTGAAAAGAAGTCCGATGACATTTCAATTATGGGAGTGCAGCCCAAAGTTGATTTACAAAGCCTTGTTGCTATAGATCGGGAAACAGGAGAGGAAGTACCTGGAACATTAGATCCCTCGAAAATAATAGGGGTGTACATGGTGCATGAAAACTTTAATATAGACATCAACAAATGAGCAACACCTTTAGCGAACTAACAAAAATATTAGCTAACTACAAAGACAACTTGAACAGGAAAAAATCCCCATTTCATTGATAATTAAAGGGTGCTCACTGTCCGGGTGCGAGCTTAACCCTCAGTTTTGTTAAGTGCGCGGTGTAGATTGCTTTCGAAAAATGCGTTTAGCTCGTCATAGATTTCATCCCTGAGACTGGGGTTACTTGAGACTAATTCGACAATTTTTGATAAAGGAAAAACTAATATCAATTCAAAATAAGCGCTCAACTTCCTCTCGAAATACCCTTTAGTATTGTCTGGTAAGTTGGTGGATAATACGTGTTCATTTATAAATTCAAAGGACCTGACTATCATCATTATCTGAGGAACGGTAAAGAGGTTTTTCAATGTAGTAGGCTCTGAAAAACGTTTTCCTTTTAAATCCCACGCAAATTCATTCAAGCCTTCAATTCCATATAGCCTGAAGGAGAGTGGAGGACCCATGAAGTTGTCTGGGTCTGTTTTCGTTGTTGAGTAATAGAAATTATCTATTTCTTTTTGTAGCTGCAGGAGCATCGTAAATATAATATCACTGTCGTTTTTATGTCTTTGATTGTGGTTAGACTCGACCTGCTTTGACAACGCGAGATATAATAATAAAGCACTCCCTATTCCTATTACCGGGGCGGTTAGTCCTGAGATTGCGGCTCCCAGGTTGGAAGCTTCTGCGGAGGTTAGATTGAAATATTTGTTAAAAGCAGGGATCTTAAATACAACGACTGAAAGGAAACACACCGCAACAAGAATTGCCGCGAATAGTACTATTTGAACGTTTGCTTTTTTCATCTTTAAATATATTCATTAACAAGCCACTACATGGCACAGCATTGCCTTTTGAGCTTCACGAATTTAGAAAGAACACCGAAATTGATGAGACACATCTTTTATTACCATAGTTTTTCTCTCACTAAAAATGATTTTACCGCATTGTATTCATTTTCGTTTGCGGTCATAATTGCGCTACCCATTGCTATAGGTTTGGGTAATACATAAATCTGCCTTATCGGTTTTTTATCCTGCTTTAAATCATTGCGATAAGCCATTTTAAAATAAACATATATCTTGTCTGGATTGCTGTTTTTGAAGGGCTTAAAGTTTAAAATGCAGCCATATTTGTCATCTGGAATCATTGTAAATTGTTCATTAGACCCCCTTGGACCTGGATTGTGCCATTTGTATGCACCGTTCATTAATGAGATAGCAAAAATATCTTCTCTTATATCGATGGCAACGCCTTTCCCCACGTTACGAACCGATAACCCAATTAATATGGCGTCTTCACTAACATGTTGGATGTTGGCATCTACTACGTTATTCAAAAATGGTTCTTGGTGCGGGAGCCTTGTTTCGTTGATGTTCACAATTACACTTGTGTCTTTTTTTATCTCACCTGTAACTCTATTATATGATAAGCTTTGGTTTCTAAGGGAACTCTCAAAGTTCGAAAGCAACCTGGTTTCCATCTGGGCTATCTCGCTTACCCTCTCTGCATTATCTACCCTAATTTTCCATATACTTAGCGCAATGATAATTAGCCCCGCAACAATTACGGACCAGCCAGCGGGTGTAATTCTTTGAATAAAAGGCTTATTAAATACAACATCGTAATTTCTCATAACATCTTTGAATAAAGGCATTGTTGCCATATAAACAGTTAAAATGAGTATCAAAACAGTAATGGCAAAAGATAACAATTGTAGTATTTTGCTCTAAAGATATAAATATTAGGATATCATAAATATGTTTAATATCTGATCTTAGAACACAACCTCCACCCAAAAGCCAAAGCCATTATACCTGCGAGTAGCAGTGGAACAGTCCTAAAAAGAACGTTTTCAAGTCAACTGACAGGGCAACTACAAGTACGCATAATGTACATCTCATTAATAGTCAACATCATACTATTGTCCATCCACGACTATCACCCGCACAAACTTCTGTTTTTAAGGCTTTATCTTAACCCCGTTCAATTCCATATTCCCCAGGGTTTTGTCTATCTTGATTAAAAAGCCGGTATTGTGGGCAATCGCTTCCAGGTGGGATAAACTGCTGCTCGATACCTTCAGCTGTTCAATGGCCGTCAACCTGAGCCCTCCGAACTGGCCGGCCAGCAAATCAGCCTGCTGTTCACTGATTCCTTTGATGGCGCCGCTAAGGCTGTTGGCGCGGCCGCTGGTTGCGTTTAAACCCGAAAGATTGATACCAGTAGCCTGCTGCATCTGCTCCGCGAATTGGGCTGCTTTTTGGATGGTGGCGTTAATGTCGGTGGTGAACTTCTCAATTTCATTAAGGTCAAGGCCTCCGCCGCTTTCCGCATCTGCCGCAAACTGCTTAAACAGCGCCTCAATGGGCTCCTGTAGTACCTGGTACTTCAGAGCGTTTAACATTGCGCCGCGTATTACATCCTCAGCCTTGCCGGCGAATTCTTCAACGCTCCGGAAACCATTGGCGAAGCCATCGGCAATAGAGTCGGTGATACTATCCGCGGTGGTACCTGTGAACATCTCCTGGGCTTTTCTCTTATTATCTTCCAGCATGCTATCGATATCAGCGCCCTCGCTTTTTAGCTTCTGCAACTGCTGAAACAACTCTTTAGCCTGGTCGGTTAACCGACCTTCTGCAAACAAGCGTTCCAGTTCATCAAAACTCTTGGAAGCAAGCGAACCCAAGGCTTTGTCTACCTCACTACCCTTGCCGATCCCGAACAGATTCGCAACAGCTCCAACTGGGGTGTACTTCAACACACCACTGAATATGTTGTTTTTCTTTTCAGACTCAGACATTACATACTGTTCCTTCCGGATCTTGTCAAACACTGACTTGTAATCCCGGTCAACCTGTTCCTTCTGCCTTTTAAGTTCTTCCGTCTCGGCTTTCAGGCCTTTAAGTGTTTCGCTATGCAGATCTGATACGATCCGGGCCCGTTCACGGTAGGTAGCATTAATATCCAATTCCCCGGCAGCTATTGCCTGGTTGAATGCGAGTATATCGGCCTGTACCTGCTTCTGTGATGCTTTAGCCTGGGCAAGCAGCTTAATGTAACCTGAGATGCTGCCAAACGCAGACGCTACACCTGCGGCCTCCTGGCCAGGTGTCATCAGCTGGGATGCAGCCTGAGCGGATTGTAATACCGCACTCCCCAGGCTTGCCATTTGACTTAAGGTAAATGATAGATCGGAGTTCAGCCCTTTAAGCGAATCGGCAACACTGCCAAAGCCGGAATTGATTGCACCCAGGTATGAACTCGCTTTATCAAGTGATTGAAGAAATGGATCTGTTTCCTGTAACAGGTTCTGCATGCCGGCAATGCCTGCTTTTAGGTTTGCTTCATCAACAAGGGAAAGCTTTTGCTGTTTGCCGTCATTACCCTGAAAGAAGCCGTCTGTGAGGATCTTCCTAAATTCCTTTATTCGCTTCTGAACCTCGGCCCGGGTTGCGTTGGAAATATCTTCATTGAGGTTTTTATACAACTGTGCATAAACGCCCATATCCTTTTCCAGTGCGTCGAGTTCCTGTTGTCTCAGATCAGCATTGACCTCCATCCTTTCCTTTAGTTCCTCGCCTGTGTATTTGCTTGAAAGTAGTAGGGCCTGCTTTGCAAACTTGTCTGTGATTTCGGCCTTTCGGACGTTGTACGTCTTTGTTTCGTTGATGGCCTTGGCCAGGCTGTCAGTATAGCTGGAAAGTTCATCCTTATGACGCTTCTTTGTAGCTTCAGTATATTTCGAGTTTAATGATTCAAGGTTTTCAAGGTCCGCTTTCGTTGCGGTACCGGCCGTGATTTTTGGCTTAACCTTGTTTATTTCAGCCTCCAGGTATTCAATATAAGATTTGAAGCGGCCGGTTTGTTCCTGGTATAATGAATCAGCGCTTTCAATACCTATCTGCTTTTTGGCTTCTTCATACTGCGAGAAGATATCCTGCTGTGTTTCCAGGTGTGCTTTATATTTCTCCGCATCCTCTTTAAACATCAGGTTAGCAACCTGGTTATTTTCCGCCTGTTTCAGCGCGTTGATATCGGTAAGGCCTATACGTGCAACCTTGGTGCCGTTCTTCCTGTTGAATGCATCCGTAGCGTTATTGTAAGCCGTAATCTCATTGAACAGCTTCTCGTATTTCTCCCGGGTTTTATCAATTTCGCTTTGCTCTTTCAGGAGGCCTGACTGCAGTGATTCCCTTTGAAGGTCCGTGATCGCTTCCAGCAACCCTTTTCTATCATCAAGAACAGAGTTGATCTTTTTCTGCAACTTCAGATCCTGTTCAACAATTGGCGGTGGTGGCGTGCCTGTGGTTTCCGGATCTGTGTAGAGCTTCTTTAATTCATCCTTGTATAAGTTCCTGATATCTGCAAGCTGCTGCTTGATTCCCTTCTTTTTATTTTCAACGACAGCATCAGAGGCTTTACCGCCAATAAGCTGATCAAAGTATGAGATTTGCGTATAATCTCCGAAGCCAAAGAAGCCTTTCAGGTTTTCCCCTAATCGCTCAAACGTGTCAACAGCATCAGCACCCTTTACCTGCAGGTTAACCAAGTCATCCTCAAGTAAAGAAATGGCCTTTGCGGCTGCTTTTGCGGCTCCCAAATTTTCAACCGATGTGATATACTTATCAAGCGCTTCTTTTGCCTGGCCAGCCTTGATCTGTTCATCTGTGAACCCCTTCAGGTATTCGCCTGTAACCTCCCTTATCTTCTTGATGGCGGTTGCCTGCTCGTTCTGCGTAGCCGTCTTATCCTTCAACACTTCAGTGAGCTGCCGGACCTTCTCCGTCTCTGCCAGTGCTTCCTTCGCTCCTTCCTGCTGGATCTCATTTAAATTCTCCTGGCTTTCCGCTGCCGCGTCTACAGTTTGAGTTAACGAGTATATGGCAACACCTACCGCTGCGATTACTGCTAGTGGTGCAGCTGCTGCAATGGTGGTGGTTAAACTTGCCCAGGCTCTCTGCAGGGTGATACTGGCCGCTGCCTGCAGTTGCATAACACCAGTAAGCTTTGTATTAGCCAATGCCGATTGTAGCGCCATTTCTTGCTGAATCCTTTGCGTGGCAGCTGTAAGTACAAGGGAAGCCCGGTAAGCGCCGTAAGTGATTAGCAGGACCTTCAGGATATCAACAACTTTCTGGTAATTATCCACAAGCGTAATTGCTCCTGTAATGGTGGTATTCAATGCACCTTCATTACTTTTACCCAGGTCGTTCAACATCCGGCTCCATGCATCTTCGAGGTTTGATAGTCTGCCGGTGAGGGTCTTGCTTTGCTCTTCCATTAAATTGAAAAACATCCCCCCGGCGCTGGTCATTGTTGAAAATGCTTTTTCAATATCCGCAAAGCTTATCTTGCCTTGTTCAGCCATCTTGAAAATGGAACTTTCTGCAACACCGAATTGCTTTGCCAGTTCTGCAATAATAGGTACCCCTCTGCCGGCGAACTCACGTATATCCTTAGTCATCGCAGTGCCCTGCGTACGGAGAGTTCCATACAGATATACCAGGTCGTTCAAAGGCACTCCAACACCTGACGCGATATTGCCCAGCTTGGTAAGGTTCTCCGTAATGCTTTCTGCCGCAAATCCGTAGGCCAATAATTGCTTTGATCCCTGGCCAACATCTTTAAGTGTGAATGGGGTGATTGCTGCCAGCTTTACCGCTTCGCTCATTAACTTGTCGCTCTTCTCCTTACTACCCAAAAAAGTTGTTAGCGCCGTTTCAAGTTGCTGAAACTCGCCGCGCACTTTCACCATTTCGGAAATAAAGCCCTGGGCAGCATTTATCGACAGGAATGCACCTACTGCAGCCGTTGCTTTTGATGCCAGGCTTTCAAGCTGCTTTGTTTGCCTTTCGGCGCTCTGAGTAAACTGCTGGCCATGGTCCTGAATAATCTTCCTCAGTTTTTGAGATTCCCGTTCAAACGGATTTACATCGAGATCTGCGATGAAGGCGAGAGGTCCACCCGATACATTAACTGCCATTTCTCTAAGTGTTTTGAAGAAAGTTTTTCGTGATTAATTTGGCCAGTGATTCCTTGAGTTCATCCGTGGCCAGCGAACTGCTGTTTGTAATTACGTCATATCCATTTGCCTCAACCGCTGCAGCATATTTCATCCCGGCAACACATATCAGCACATACCCGCGCGGGTGATCGAGAGCCATTTGCAGAAGGAATCTCAATCCAACATCAACGCCGTCGCCTCCTTCCTGGACCGCTTTCTTAATGGCTTTGTTTTTACGCTCGAAGTTTTTAGTAACCACCTGGCCATTTTTTACTATTCCGTAGCCTATGGAGCTTCGGAGGTTACCGGTCTGATCCAGGTAGCTGTTAACACTACGCGCGTTGTTCACAAAGTTCTCCCCCACCCTCTGCAGGCTGCTAAAAAATCGCCTGGTCAACCAAGGCCAACCTTTTTGCAATCATTGCCTCGACATCCTTCTTATTGAACTTTGGTTTGATCATTTTCAACTAGTTTAAGCAACTTTGGACAACTAACAGGGCAACCAGAAAAGGAATAATGACGTACTTGGTTGATTTTCACTCATTGCATGTAGGCTTATCAGGACTACAACCTTAGTTTAATGAAGCTTTACCTCTGTCAATTAATTCCTGCCTCAGTTCTCCAACAATCAGCGCTTTTACCTGAATTTCATTTTCATCATATAGCCATTCTTTGCCCACAATTCTTTTGAACAGGTCGAACTGAGCCCGGGTATTACAGATTATTGTTTTACCAGTCTTTACATCTTCGAAATCCTGTTCGGTTTTTAAATCTTCAACCAATATTGCTATTATTGCTGGTCTGCGGTTCGGTTCCATTTCTTTCATTTTCAAGTTTTTCAAATATCTGTTTGAGATCTCCGGTCACAATTACTTCCCTGGTATCATTTTTATCTTTCCAAGCAGAAGAGTACATGAGCCAGTCTAAAAACGTGGATAGTACAACCGTTTCCCCTTTGAGGACCTTCAATGCTTTTTCCAGCCCCTCATAATCGCATTTGGCGATAAGAGAAGATATTTTTGCTATCTCATTAATGAACGGTGCATACAAATGGCACAATCCAGGTCCAAGGGGG